ATATACACTCCTTTCTTACGAAATTATTATCTTAAACACCTTGATAATAAAACAAAAACAAACCAAGGCGAATAGATAAAAAATTGGAGCCGTACCGAGAAACGTAGCGAGAGCATTAAGCATTGATGTAGAAAAAGTTATCATATCAGCCATTATGTAAACACCCCCACAAACCAAGCACCGACAAACATAGAAAAAAATATAGATAAAACTATTGCAACGCCAGAAAGAGCAGAAAACAAAACACAATTAAATAAATTTTGCCTGTCCACATTTTGAAAATACATTTTCAACTTCTTCATTTCAACAACACTCCTACCAACCTACAGAAGCCATAGAGGACGATTGCAAACAAGATCACGCCTGCAATATACGTCCAATCCACGCCCGCCATTCCAGATGCCACACCATATATCGGCAAACCCTCTGAATCAACTTCTATAATTGTCTCAATAGGCATATAAATACCAAATATAGTTACAATTAAGCTTCTCATTTTTCATCCTTCTTTCTAGCGGCAGATATTTTTACATTCCGGTCATGACGCTTACCAGCTCTATAATCAGCAGTCATTTCCGTGGCACCAAAACCCAATAACAATTTAATTACCTTCACCAACGTAAGAAAAACAAAAGGGCCAAGAAAAAGCACACCAAAACTAAAACCAAGGGCGGGAACGGTAATTGAAGACAAGAAACTCCACGTATTGGATAAAATAGTTGATATAGCACTCACAACACATCCCCCCTAATTAAGAATCGCACGCTTGACAGCAAGCACCAACAAAACAACCATAACAGCACCAAGAATAGACGCATACTCAGACGGTAACCAACCAACCAACAAATCAATAGTATCCCTAACACCTACAACGACACTCTGAGCGGCAGACAAAACGGCAGACATATTACATCACCCCACAAAACGCTTAATCAAAGACGTTACACAAAGAGCGGAAAACACAAAAAACATAGATTGACGAACAACTGTCGGCAAAGCATAATAAAGATCACCCATATAACCAATAAAGTCACCAATATGAGAAACAACAGCTTGTCCCGCTTCTGTTATCGGCTGAAATAAAAGTGCAAGCGCAAGCAAACCCGCAAGAAACCAATCAAGAACATTTTGTCTATCATCATCATCTGGTAATTCCGGCTCGGTACTTACTTGTACATCGGTTAATTCTCCTGCTACAGCTTTATCTATTACCACCGATTCTAATTGTGTTTGAGTCATTGTACCAAGACCAGTATCTATCAATACGCCATCTGTATCGGTCATAACTGTAGTATCCGGAAGGGTAACAACATCGGGCAACAACAACACTTCATCAACAGCAAAAGTACCAGAACTAGTAAATAAAGATACATCAACATTATGCAAAAAAATTCCTACCGTAGTAACATTTGCATATTGACCGAGAGAAATAACATAAGGAATAGACCACAACGTCACTTTACCATCCGACATATAAGGTGCAAATCCATAATAATAACGGTAATTTTCGCTCTGTCCTATGACATTAGATGAATACAAAAGATTATTAGAAGAATCATAAAAACGCATATGACGACTATCTTCAGAACCATACCAAACTATTCTTGCTCCATTGGCAAAAGATATATTTTCATTATACTGAAAAACAGTGCCCGTAAAATCCCATTGACTATTTACTATATTTCCAACTTTCATATACTGGCCAGCAGTAAGAGGAATTGCTTCATAACCATTATCCAATACAACAGCATCGCCACTATCAACTATGTTATGCTCATCAACGATCCAGCCAACAAAATCATTCATTTTTTCTGTTATTGATTTACTATAATATATCTTACCAACAGGAGTATAAATAACAGAATCAGTATCTATCCATTCACCCACCGTTTGATTATTAGATACGGCATAATTTTCCATTAATCTTTGTACGCTAGACTGAAAGCCATCTGAACTACCTTGATTAACTATCCAAGTAAGACCACACGCCGCAATAAATACTACAGCGGCGGCGGCAAAAGAACCAATAGCAATAACAGCATTAGCAGACGGAGAAACAAAAGGAACTACAAATAACAAAAATGCAAACACAAGAACGATAGATAAAACACGTTTAAAACCGCCAGTATATCTAATTACTTTTTCCAAAACTATCACCCCACTGTTGAAAATGCATTTTCAAATGCGACATAAATTTGCTGTTGTTCATGAGGATTAATATCCTGAAATCTATTAAAATACTTTTCAGTAGAATCATATTCCACGACACCGGAAGCAGTAAATTCCCTTATTTTATCTATACGCCTTATGAGCGCGTACCAGGTTTCCTTACTGTCAACTTGCACGCGCTCATATTGGCGTTCAAGTGGAATATTTGTAATGATAAAAACTTTCGTATAACACGCTTGTCTGTTAAAATAACGACAAGGAAGAAGCAACGGATAACCATCTAAATAGTTAAGCAAATCAGCCATTTTAAATTGAAACCGGAATTCCTCAAATATAATTACGTCTTGACCATCGTAACTATCAAACGGATGCTTATAATCAGTAACACGATAACAATTTTCATAACCGTATGTTTCCATGACCGACCTTGTTTTTCCAACGCCCGTTTTTCCGAATATGTAAGTTACTTCTAAATCGCGCCATGACTTTGCAAATTCAGAATCACGTATTATTGACCGAGTGCGCTCAATTTTATCTATATTAAGCATGGCAGAAGGAACTTGTTCTAATATTTCCTGATTCGACAAACCGTCCTTTACCATTTCATACATAAGTGTTATATCAATTCTCTTACCTCGTCGCTCGTTTGGAACTTCTCCATATTCCTCGAATGTATCCGGTAAACATGTTTTTGTCTTTTCATCATTCAACCATTTACCGGATTTTTGAATATATTCTTTGTTTTGCTGGCTTGTCCCCTTTGCACTTTCAAAGTGAGCACCATAAAAACGATTTTGCATTACACTAAAACGAATGGGATTGCGAGAAACCAAATATAAATGAGTATGCGGAGTTTCTTCTTCTAATCCTATTTCATCGGCCATGCACCAATAAACTAATGCTTTAAACTCAGACAGAATTTCTTTTATGCGTTCATGATTATAACCATGTTCCAAAGGATTATTGAAAGTAATTTGCCATTTCCGCGAGGCAGTATCCGCCAAAGGTATCAGCCCCCATTAAATATTCGAATTTAGCTTATTCATCCCTAATTTTTACCGCCGCAAGCAATTCATTAGACGTAATATCAAACTTCTTTAAAATGTGAGCCAACATAACAACTATATCTGACCTATCCACATAACCACGGCACATACTGCCATATTCGGCATTAACATCATCAAAAGACTGATAAACAAAAATGAGATCACCTTCTTTTAATTCGGTTTGCTCTAATTCTGCATATATAGGAATAAGATAATTTTTCACAACAAATACCCCTTTTCATAATGTTACAAAGCATGTTACAACCATGTTACAAAAAATTAAGACTGAAAAAGCTAGAGATTGCAAGGGATTGAGGGACTATGTTACATGTTACAGAAGTGCGGGGGTAATACTACCCCCGCACTACCGAGGGCTGAGAACAGCACAATCAGAAGGTATACAATAATCACTGGCAGGACAAACCAAACAATAATTACCTTTACAATCTTGCAATATCATCTTCCGGTAACGGACACACCAAGAGGAAAAACGGCATTTACCGCATTTATACGGAAAACCCTCACAAGGGTAATCTGTATCTAAATGCGATTCATGCCGCTTCATGCTTTGTCGAACCCGCAAACAAAGCCACGGGAATCACGATCAAGATTATACTGTTTCCCAACCTCTATAGAAGACAGAGGATAGCTATCAGGAGACAACCAAATGCTTTCACAAGCTTCACCGGTTACGCCGTTTTTCTTATACGAAACATGCACGATATTGCTATCAAATGGATTACCAGTTTTCCGAGACTTACCACTAACATGCTCTTTACCAATTACGACCACTTTCATTTTTTTACCTCATTTCATATCTAATTTAAAGGGGCTTGTCCCTTCTAAATTAAATATAAAACCTACATGCTAAAATGTCAAGTAATATTTAGAAATTTGTGCAACACTTTCCTTTATTCCTATCCTTGCAACAAGTCAATAAGTCATCGTTTATATTCTACCGTAGATATACATCGGCCCCCGCTTAGCATCCGAGTGACATCAGTCACTGGACACACGCACCCCCTGCGCGGGGGTTATCACGGTAGTGAAGGAAAATTGGAATTGCCCAATGGGAAACACGTAGGTAACGCAGAACGGGCACAGGGGCAATTCTGTCGCTTGATGCCACCCGCTACACTCTGGCATATCCTATCAGAAGATTACACCGGAAAGCAATGCCCGGCCCACAAGGGCCGGGCAGAGAGACTTGTTTAATACTTAAAATTAAGCCAGTCGCTATATGATACTTTAACTTGATTATATACGCTCATAATTGCTGCCATAGATATGGATTCTTTTCCGTAGATTTTTTTCACTTCTTCAATCCTTCCCTCCAACGATGAAACGAGCTCTACCACTTCAAGCATATTTACCAGATTAATTGTCATTTTCTTTTCCTCCTGTTTTGTGGGGCTAGCGGGCTTATGCCCCCCGCCACTATTCGTATAAATCATCAAAACCATTCCAAACATCTTCAAGGATTAAACCGCCGTTTTCATCAACAATAACACAAGCCGCTTCATCTCCATAAGTTTCATGCTCTAATAAAAACACACGCTTGCCATTGTAACAACCACTATCAATGACATACCACTTACCAAGATGACCCTTCACTTTAATACCGTCACTCGTAGCTGTAACCATACTATCCTACTCCTTTCCATCGGTGAGGACTTACGCCCTCTTTCTATATACTATTATATACCCGTTTATATAAAATGTCAAAGAATTATAAGAAAATAACTATAGTTAAAATACACAAAAAAGAGCTGGTTAAATTATCTAAAATGACAAATAACAGCCAGCTTCATATCGGGCAATTTTTGGCCCTTAAAGGGCCAAAAATTGCAACCGCCACGGGCGGAATTTTATGTTGACAAAAGCATATATACACGTATATAATAAACACAAAAGAAGGTGATTGCTTTGGCATATAGCGAAGCAGCAAAAAATGCAACCAGAAGATACATTACAAAAACATACGACAGATTAGAACTTCAACTAAAAAAGGGCACCAAAAAAATATACAGGAAACACGCAAATAAACAAGACATGAGCCTAAACGCTTACATCATAAGCCTAATTGAAAAAGATATGGAGGAAAAAAAATGAAACATAAAATACTAGTTATAGTAATGGAGAAACATACCATCACAGGGGATTGCTTTTACAAACTGCCAAGGCATAACACAAAGCGCGCTGCTAATTATTTATTACCAAACAGACCAATCTTTTTGAGGTAATTCACGGCGGGAATATGTATTAAACATTTTCCAGAGTGTGGGAGCAAATATATATTTACTACTAAACGGGACAAAATAATATTCATCTATTATTTCTTTTGTTACTTCATTAATACCAACACGCTTTTTAATAGACTTTCTAACGACAAAAAACGGGATAAGAGATTTTTTAACTACATATAATTTTTGTGCTAATATCCTGAGTTTTTTATCCATATCATCATAACCCTGAGAAAATATATCAATATCTAATTGATTATGACGATGATATTTGTAAAAATAATTTTGTTTATCAGAGAAATTCTTAAAATTACGATTGTTATACTCTATGCCAGCTTCATCTATAATTACTCGACCATCACAAATCATATAGTTACCAATATCGGTTTGTGGGTCAAGCTGGTATGTACCAGTTATAGGAACATTAGACCAAACACGCTTTTTTTTCTTTAAATCCCGCTTAGCAAGATAGGCGGCAAATGTTGTTTTGCCACTACCAGGCACTCCAAAATATATTGAGATTGCATATCCTTTTGACATCTTTAAACTCCTTCACATTAAAGAAAAATGCCGCCGTACTTCGTTCTACGGCGGCATTTTCTGACTGTTAGTTTACATTCAGCAGACGCCGAAACAGGCCAACACCAAGGCCAACAAGGGGAATCACGGTAAACATTAGCAGGAGAGGCTGCGCCGTAATCGTAGTAGACACAGTACCAACCCAACCAACTGCGGCAGTAAACACATCACCAATAGCAGTAATAATAGCGGCCATTATTTTACACTCCTTTCATCCTTTTTTTCATACACGCAATTAGTTCACATTAAGCAAACGCCGAAATAGGCCAACACCAAGGCCAACAAGAGGAATAATAACAAACAGGAGAAGCAAAGGATAATCGAATGTACCAGCTACCGTCTGTTGCGTGACCATTTCCGCAATATCACCAACCCAACCAATGGCGGCGCCAAATATACTGGTAATAGCGGAAAGAATATCAGCCATTT